GGACGCGGGTTCGTTGAGGAATACCTAGGTGACATCCAGAGTCTTGAAGCGTTGACCCGTGCTATTGTTGAGGGATCGGCTGCTGCTGCTAAGGTTCTCTTTCTTGTTAACCCTAATGGCACCACACGCGCCCGGACGTTAGCTGAAAGCCCCAACGGTGCGATTGTCCAAGGCAACGCTGCTGATGTTAACACTCTCCAGCTAGATAAGTTCAATGACTTTAGGACAGCCCAAGTTACCATGGAAGCAATCAAGGACCGCCTTGGTGCCGCCTTCCTTCTCACCTCAGGTGTAGTCCGACAGGCCGAGCGTGTGACAGCCGAGGAGATCCGTATGTTATCCCAAGAGCTTGAGGCTTCCCTAGGTGGTCTTTACTCGCTCCTTGCTGCTGAGATGCAATTGCCATTGGTGAAGCGCATCATGTCGGTCATGCAAAAGAAGAAGTTGTTACCTAAGCTTCCTAAGGACTTGGTGAAGCCAGTAATTGTTACCGGGGTAGAGGCCCTTGGTAGAGGTAACGATCTTTCTAAATTAGATTTATTCCTTGCCGGTGCTGCTCAGGTTGTAGGACCAGAAGCTATCGGCCAGTTTGTTAATGTTGAAGACTACTTTAAGCGTCGTGCGACTGCACTCGGTATCAAGACCGAAGGACTCATCAAGAGCACCGAGCAGATGCAGCAAGAAGCACAGATGCAACAGATGCAAGCTATGACTGAGAAGCTAGGACCAGCCGGTATTAAAGCCTTGAATGATCAAGCTATGGCCGGTAATATGCCATCAGTTGAACCACAAGAATAAATATGGAAAGCGTTACATTTAGCGAACCCACAGAACAGGAGAATATCTCTCTTGAACAACAGGCTGCCATGCAAGATGAGCAAGCCACTGAACAACAGCCCGAAACGGCTGAAGCATCCCCGGACCGCCCTGAGTGGTTACCGGAGAAGTTTGATAACCCGGAGGCTTTAGCAGACGCTTACAGCAACCTCGAAAAGCAGTTCCATGAGAACAAAGCCGAGCCATCCGAGACCGACGACAATAATAACACCAGCACACAGGAGACACCCGAGGTAACCAACAGTGCTGTCACCAGCGCATCCGAAGAGTTCTTTGAAACCGGTGAGTTATCCGAAGAGACCTATAAGAGTCTTGAGGCTAACGGCATCCCTAAGGAGATGGTTGATATGTATGTTAATGGCTACGAAGCCGTGGCTAATCAACAACAACAAACCTTGATGCAAGAGGCTGGAGGCAAGGAGAACTACGAGGCTATGTCCGAATGGGCAGCTACATCTTTAACAGACCAAGAACAAGAGGTGTATAACAACACTGTCGAGTCAGGGGATGTTAACGCAGCAACCATGGCGATCCGTGGTCTCTATGCTCGCTTTCAGTCGGACGGTGGAACACCTGTTTCTCTTGTCCAAGGGGACACCTCGGGAACATCCGGGGCCATGCCCTTTAGCTCCTCTAAGGAGATGACTATTGCTATGCAAGACCCACGCTACGGTTACGATAACAAATACCGGGAGCAAGTCTCACAACGACTATCAGTCACAACCGCATTCTAATTATGTCATCTATTATTACTTACATCCTCGACAACACTCAGGAACTCATAGCAGCCCTTTCAATGGTGGTTGCTGCCTGTTCCGCTATCGCTGCTCTTACTCCTACTCCTACAGACGACGGGTGGGTCAAGAAGCTTTACAAGGTTGTCGATTTCCTTGCACTTAACATTGGCCGCGCCAAGCAAAAATAACAACCCTTATACCACACACGCGCCACATGTCTGTGTCTCTGCTAGTCAAGTTACTTATATCGTTTCCTCGGTTAGCAGAGGCATTTCGTGGTCTTATGGAAGCCTATGAAGAGAAGCTATATGTTGAGCGTCACAGCAATATGCGTGATGTTATTGATGAGTGGATGCACTCCGACTCTTCGTCCGACAAAGCTCCCTTACTTTTTAGAGAAGGCCAAAGAGCAGACGTGGACAGCGGACCAGAAGCAGACGGTGGGGGAGATGTTACATTACATAAACGACCTAGAGAACAATGTCCGCTAAACGAAAAGGATTGTCCCTTCGCAAAGAACACAAGTCAGATAAAGGAGGCTTAACAGAAAAGGGACGCAAGTATTACAACCGAAAGACAGGTAGTAACTTAAAGAAACCGCAACCAGAGGGAGGCCCGAGGAAGCGGTCTTTTTGTGCGCGGATGTCAGGCGTCAAAGGCCCGATGAAAGATTCCAAAGGCAGGCCCACCCGAAAAGCTTTAGCTCTTAGAAGGTGGAAATGCTGACCCCAACCCCAACACTAACAATAACACTATTATGCCAAACGTAGGAAATAAGTCGTATCCGTATACCCCTAAAGGTAAAAAAGCAGCCAAGAAGGCCGCCAAGCGGAAGGGGTTGAAGATCATGTCGAAGAAGAAAGGAAAGGGGACTTGAGGGAACTAAATGACAACCTCCTGTTAGGAGATGTTATTCAAATAGATTTCCTAGACCACGTGCAAGACGGCACCGATGGTCCCCTTGAATGCTCAGTCTATGGTTCACTTACGGACATAGGCGATAACTACCTTACTGTTACCTCATGGCACGGCTGTGAAGATAACACAACAACTTTCACCATTATTACAAGCTGCATAAGTAGCTTGGTGGTGTTTAAACCAAACGTCATCATAAAGATAGACTCCCCCGAGGCCGACGATGAGACCCACTGCGGTGGACAATCAATAACTCCGAACCCGGTTATGGACACATCAGAATGAGGACAACCTTAACAACAACAACTAGAAAAACCAAATATTATGGCTAACGGAGATACATCCGCGTCCCGATTGGGACAAGTTAACGTGGCAGGTGATGTCGACGCTTTGTTCCTCAAGGTGTTCTCAGGAGAAATCCTGACCACATTCGAAGAGTTCAACGTGATGAAAGGACTTCACACGATTCGGACTATTGCTAACGGTAAGTCTGCTCAGTTCCCTGTAACAGGAATCGCTGACGCTAACTACCACACCCCAGGTCAGAACATCGCTGACGCCGGTAACAGCTACCTCAGTAAGATTAAGCATGCGGAGCAAACTATCAGCATTGATGATGTCTTGCTTGCCTCAACCTTCATCGCAAACATTGATGAGCTTAAGAACCACTACGATGTCCGAAGCATTTATGCTCAGGAACTCGGTAAGGCTCTTGCCAAGCGTTTCGATCTTGCAACCATGAAGACCCTTACGGCCGCGGCCCGTGCTGACTCTGCACTTAAGACCGTTGCATCTGATGGTTATGACGGTAAAGACGGCATCGGTATTGTTTCTGGTGTAGCACTCAACGCGCTTACTGGCGAGAACATCCAAGACGCTCTCTTTGAAGCTGCTCAGAAGCTTGACGAGAACGACATCCCTAACGATGGAAAGCGTTTCGCTATCCTTAAACCACGTGATTACTACACATTGCTTGCCTCTGGTGAAGAGGTTATCAACCGTGACTTCGGTGGACGTGGTGATGTTGCTACTGGTCGCATCCCAATGGTTGCTGGTATTAACATCTACAAGTCGAACCACCTTAAGGACGTTGCTATCACAGGTAGTTCACAAGAAGGCGGAGATGCAAGCGCGGCTGTGAAGAACGACGTGTTCGGAGCCGGTGGTACTGGATACAACGCTGACATGGATACGACTCAGATCATTGGTGGACACCCATCAGCGATTGGAACTGTCAAGCTCCTTGACCTTGCTACCGAAAGCGACTACAAGGTCGAACTACAAGGAAGCCTGTTCGTAGCTAAGTATGCTATGGGCCACGGCGTCCTTCGCCCCGAGGCTGCTTTTGAAGTATCAGTCTCCTAATACCCCCCAATAACCCCAACGGTCGCACTCCTTGTCTTTATTGATAGGGGGTGCGGCTTTTCCTTTTCCCAATTACTATGGCTACCCTTACCACTAAACTTGACGCTGTTAACACTATGCTCGGTTACGTTACCGAAGCACCTGTAAACTCTATCGCTAACACTACTTCTTTGCCGCCATCTGCTGCACTTGCTAAAGGTGTTATTGACGAAGTGTCACGTGAGGTTCAACAAGATGGGTGGCACTTTAACACAGCCCAAGACTACACCTTGGAAGCCAACGCCTCCAATAAGTTTGTGTTACCTGACAACGTCCTTCAAGTGGACACAGTTGACACCACCTATGATGTAGTCCAACGAGGCACCACATTGTTCGACCGTAAGAACTACACTGACACATTCACTGTAGATGAGCTTAAGGTTAACATAACATTTTTACTTGAATACGAAGAGCTACCCGAACAGGCTCGACGTTACATTGCCCTCAAGGCATCCCGGATGTTTGCTAACAGACTTGTTGGCTCCCGTGAGATTGAGGCACTTATTTACCGTGATGAGATTCGCGCCAAGGCAGCTATGGAAGAAGCTGAAGGTAACAACTCTGATCGCACAATCTTCGACAACTACGACACTGCTACACGTATCGGCATCAACCGCCGCACTGACCTTGCTTAAACGATGGCTAACATAACAACTACCGTTCCTAACCTCATCCAAGGGGTCAGCCAACAGTCACCAACGGTGCGCCTAGCTGGTCAATGTGAGGAACAGATCAACGGTCTTTCCACCGTCACCAAAGGACTCACTAAGCGTCCTCCGGCACGGCTCATAGACAACCTAGGGGCTGTAGCTCTTGAGGGTGACTTCTTGCACTTCATCAACCGGAGTGAGACGGAAAGGTATGTTGTTACAGTTGAACATCGGACCACAGGTGACGGCACAGGTGTTATTAGGGTGTTTAACCTAGAGACAGGAGCCGAAGCATCTGTTGAAGGAGCCACTGGTGGTTACACGGTCAGTGGTGAGTATCTTAAATTAGCAACAACTAACAAGTCCCACGAACAACTTAAAGCTCTTACTATAGGTGACAGCACGTTCCTTCTTAACACTGAGGTTACTGTCGGTAAGACAGCCGAGAAGTCCGAGGCGCTTGATTCGTCCCGTGCCTTAGTGTTTGTTAAACAAGGCGACTTCGGTAAGAAGTATGGTCTTAAGTTCCGTAACAAAGGCACCTTTAGTGGAGGCGGAGCGAGGTTCAATGTAGTATGGAAAGAGAGCCAGATCGGTAACCAGTTTAACTCTTACTACTACGAGATTGAATCAATATCAATAAGCAGTGGCGGCACCGGATACGAAGAGGATGATGAGCCTACCTTAGAGTTTCCTACAGGTGTTGATTGGGACGTTCGTCCTGAGTTTAACATAACCGTATCCTCCTCTGGTGTTGTTACTAATATTCAACTCCTCCATTCCGGTCGCACTGTAACATACAAAGGGACACAAACCTTTGACACCAAGGTTGAAGCGTCTCCGGCGTATGATGAAGTGTTTGTTACATCTAAGAAATCTCAAAATGCAACATACGAGTTTGCGGATACAAGCATAATTTCAAAAGGACTTACGTTAGCACTTAAGAATTCCACCTCTACTTTAGATTCTTACGTGGAAAGCACAACAACAGGTTCTCAAGTAGATGCTGATGTAGCCGCCGCTTACACCTCAAAGGACAAAGACGGCTCTATCCTTATCAACCGCAACGACGACCAAGACTTCTTCCTTGAAGCATTCGATGGTCTTGCTGGTTCCGGTCTAGGACTCGTTCACAAGGAAGTCGATGCCCTTTCGGATCTACCTGTGCGTGGACCTGATGGCTTCCGGGTTGCCGTGCGTGGCTCTGCTGACGCTAACGAGGACGACTACTATCTCCGCTTTGAGACTAACGACGGTCAATCCTTTGGTGAAGGCGGATGGGTAGAAGACGTAGGACCAGACCTCGACATCGCTCTCGACCCCGACACACTTCCTCTTCAGATTGTTAACACAGGTCCTAACACCTTTACAGTTAACAAAACCGGATGGGCCAAGCGTAAGTCAGGTGACGACGAGACCAACCCATTTCCATCCTTTGTCGGCAAGAAGCTTAACAACTTTGTCTTCTTTAAGAACCGCCTAGGATTCATCTATGAGGACTCTGTGGTGCTTTCAGAAGCCGGAGAACTCTTTAACTTCTTTAGGACCACCGTAAGGACTCTGTTGGATACCGCTCCGATTGATGTTACATCTGCCACTGCGAACGTAACAAACCTAAGAAGCAGTGTAGCCTTCCAAGAGAACCTGTTGTTATTTGCTGACCGGGGACAGTTTGTTCTTAAGGGTGATCCCTTGACCAACGAAACCATCACTCTTGAGGCAGTCACCAACTATGATGTTAACACATCCGAAGATCCCCTTGCTGTTGGCTCTTATGTCTATTTCCCATTCAAGCGCGGTAACTTCCTTGGGATGCAAGAGTATTCTCTCAATGCCACCACGGACGTTTACGACTCGGATGACATTACCACACAAGTTCCAGGATACATCACCAACGGTAACATCCTTGTAACATCAGGGTCATCGGCCACCGACCTTCTTGCTCTCAGCTCAGGAGGTGACACCATCTACGTCTACAAGTATTTCTTTAACGGACGGGAAAAGGTTGTTAGCTCATGGAGCAAGTTCAAGATGCCCTTCAATGTTCTCAGCCTAGAGTTCATCAATAGCTCCCTGTTTGTTGTTGGTGACAAAGATGGCGACACCCTGTTGACTGAGATGAAGTGTGAAGAGCTACGGCTTGAGGATGACACCTTTGATGGCTTTACGATCCACCTCGACATGCTCAAGAAGACAACGTTCGTCGGTAACCCAACATCCTTTCCCACCGACACCTTGATCGACCTTGGGTTCACTCCCGGTCCTGATGATGTTGTTGAGGTGTATGACAGTCACGGCAACCGAGTAGTTGTTAACTTTGTCAACGGTAGCCAAGCAAGCATTCAGTCCTACAACCGGACGTGCTTCAGCGGTGTTCGATACAACCTAGAATACACCTTCA